ATGGTTCGCACGATGATTGGCGTCGACAGCACCGGCGCCGGCTGTATCAAAATCATGAAGAGCGATGCTGACGATCCGCGCACTACGCCGGATAGTGAGCGCTGGAAGTTCCTCTACAACAGCAAGTTCGGCATTCAAGCGAGCTTGTGTGACATATGGGTGGTCAACACCTTCCAGGCTGGCAGCGGCCCAAGCTACTATCCCCCGGGAAGCAATTCCGCGACGTTCGCTTACATGTCCGTCACCATTGCGCAGGGAACGCTTTGGGGGTTTCGCAATACCGCTTTCCCTACGCTCCGGTATGACGTCCCGTTGTTTGACGTGAAGGCGAAAAAGGGCGGCGGAAGCAATGTCTACAATCAACAGATGGTCGCCTGGACCGACAACGGTGCCTACTACCACGGTCAAGGCGGCTTCTATGCCGTGGGAAATTTCGCTCAAATTGGATGGGCGGAAAACATGGTTCTCAACAATAATCTGGGGAGCTTCTCCTACGGGACCCCAATCGTTGTCACGCCGAACGATACGATTGATGATTTCAACAAATTTCGATCGCGCGACAAGCGGTTGATCGTCTGGAATTTGCCGGGGAACAACGTCGCGCCGGATGACGCCCCCGTTTTGGCGCCGAACGGCAGCAAGACGATCAAGATTACGTCAACAGAAATGAAGATCGCAAAGCCGGGCTACAATGTGGACGCGGCAACCGTTCAGCAGATGGCGTTCGATGCCTCCAAACTCCCGGTCAAGGTCATCGCTGCAGCGGATATCGCGCTTCCCGCTGGTGTGAGCTACTACAACACCGGAGTTCCGCTACCCGATACCGTCGCACTTGATGTTCATTTTTACGACAGCGCGGCGATCATGTATCCGTCCAATCCGCAAGTCCTCGATTTCGGCGCCGAGTACTGGTTTGACGGGACGAACATCGGCTTCAACGCGACAAAGGCAATGCGCGCGCGCTTCATGCTCTACCTTGAGGATACAAGCCCGCCGACCGGTGGAAGCAATAAAGTCTTGCGAGAATTCACTGAAGGAGGCGTCGACGTCGTTCAATTCCTTCGTCCTGGATCCGCAGATCCGCCGGCATGGAAAGACGTCGTCATCGATAGTCGGCGTCCGCAAGTCCAAATCCTGGCGCAGGGGTATTTCCCATTCGGTGCGGGTAACGACCTGATTACGGACATTCCATTTGACGGGACCGGGATGTTCCCGATGGTGAAATACCTNACGCATCATGGCGCCGGGAACGGCGCGAGCCTCGGGCAAAGCAACCTACCCATGTCGTGGAGCGCGTTGTGGCGCCTGCCGTTCGTGAAACGGCTGAAATACAGCTACAGCGGCCAAGGCCACGCCGGCGAAAGCACCTATTGCGAACTGACGGCGAACAACGCCCGGTTCCACACCTTCGCGGGGAATGTCGGCGATTACTACAATCGTGCCGACAGCCCCGGCAACTGGCGGACCTCCGGTGCCTACGCGCCTATCGGCATCCGCTACTACATCTTCGGCATTCCAGCTTAGGAAACCCCTGATATGACCGCACCCTATGTAACGGGCACCGTTTCGGTGACCGCCGGCAGCGCCGTGGTGACAGGCAATGGCACCGCCTGGCAAACCGGCCTTGTGATCGGCGGGCTGTTCGGCCTCGACAGCGCCAATGGAAATCCGGTTCCGATCCTGTCGATCGAGAGCGATACGCAACTGACGCTTGCCAAGCCTTGGCGTGGGACCACGGCTGCCAACCAGGCCTACTGGATCGTGCGCGATACGGCCTACGGACAGCAGCTAGTCGCCAACGCACAGGCTCTTGCCACTTACATCCAGAGGCTCGACAATCCGGCGTTGGCATCGCTTGCCGGGCTTACCCCGGCCGCTGATCGCATGCCCTACTTCAATGGCGCCGGCAGTGCTGCGCTCGCAACGCTGAGCGCATTCGCTCGAACGCTGCTCGACGATCCTAGCGCAACCACATTCTATGCGACGCTCGGGCAGATCCCGAATGCTCAGCTTCCAGGCAGGCTGCAGCAAAATACCGGCGCCAATGTCGTGGCAGATGCAAATGACGCTGTCGACAGTGGTGAGTATTGGGTGGGTGGGGACGCCTTGAACATCCCCATCGCGGCGTCGGGGCAGATCGTGGTTTGGTCGTCATTTTCGTTCGCCAAATCGCAGATCTTCGTCCGCCTGAACACAGGACAGCTCTGGTATCGAGCCATGACAGCTGCGGGGACTTTCACGGCTTGGAAGCCCTTTCTATTTCGCGATGAAATCCTGGCGGCTGTTTCGCAATCTGGCGGAATACCGACCGGCGGGATTATGGATCGTGGGTCAAACGCNAATGGTTGGTATTTCAGATTTGCCAACGGCGTCATGATCTGCGTCTCCAATAATATCCCGCTGGCGTGTGACACAGCGGCGGGGCCGATCTTTGTATCTACCGACACCCCTTGGAACCTTCCGGGCGCGTTTGTTGACGGGAACTTTTCCGTCAACATGTCGATCAAGACCGGGCAGCGTTGGACTTCCGGGCGTCCAACATCAACAACTCAGGCGTATGTCAGGCATTGGGCCCATTTGACCCAAAGCACAATTGTTGACGGCTACGCGATAGCAATAGGTAGGTGGTTCTGATGAAGATCTGTCTTTCTCCATCACGGCGAGATGACGCGCTGGCCGTCGTGAAGGCCGGTGACGTTCTGACGATCAATGGCGCGGCATTCGATTTTTCGATGCTGCCAGACGGCGCAACGATCCCTAACGGCGCGATCCCGTGCGAATGGATCATCGGCCCTGTCGAGCGACTGGCCGGACGTCTTCATCTCACGTTGATCCTGCCGCACGGCGCCAATCCTTCGCCTGCCGTTGCGTTCCCTGTCGCGCTCCACCATCCGCCGGATGGCGAGCTGGCTCTGCCGTTTGACCCGCCACCCGCCGAAACTCCCATCGTTGAGGAGCCCGCCAATGTGGACGGTTGACCAATCGAAAATCATCACAGCCGAGCAGAAGGCTGCGGAAAGCATCGCCGCGCTGCAGGGGACTTATACAGCCGCCATTCAGGGGCATCTCGACGCCAAGGCCCGCGAGCGGCAATACGATGGCATCCAGACCGCCATCACCTATCGCGACGATCCGAACCCGCAGTTTGCGGCCGAGGGCGCTGCGCTCTTCACCTGGCGATCGGCGGTGTGGACTTATTCCACCGCCGAGCTGGCGAAGGTTATGTCCGGCGAGCGGGACCGGCCCAGCGTCGAGGAATTTATCACCGAACTTCCCGCATTCGTCTGGCCGCTGGTCGAAGCTTAAAGCGCCTTAGCCACCACCTGCGTCGCGACAGCGACCAGCAGACCCGCCAACGCCACGGCGGTTCCGTATCTCGCCACTCTTAATCGACGCCAGCGGGCGCCATTCCAATCATAGCCCATCAGATGCTCCATCACGGAAAGAACCGCAATCCGGAGAGCTGGATTGCGGTTCCAAGTTGCCGGCGGGGGNCAGGGGGCGGCGGCAACTATCGAGAGCATGCCGCTCACTCGTTAAGTGAACATTGCGAATCGGGCGCACCTTTTCACTACTGAGAATCTACTGGTGGTCAGCGAACCATTCGCGGGCTTACGCCAGCCAGCATCTTGACGATGTCGTCCTCCAGTTCCTGACAGAGGTCTTCAAATTCCTTTAGCATTTTGGGATCTGATGTCCGTTGCTCGCGCAGTTCATCGCGGCTCAACACTGCCATGCCGTAGGCTTCCATCAACTCATTGAGTGCCGCGAAGTTGGCGTCGGAAATCTGTTTCCGATGTGCCGGCAGGCGCATCATCATCCGTGCTCGCCCGACCCTCTCGAAGTCCATCACCCGCTCCTCAGTCTGTCGACTGAGAAGATTGTCCCCCACCAAAATGAAAGTANCAACATGAACATGAACCGACGCATCAACGCGGCGGGCCTTGCGCTCGTCAAGCAGTGGGAAGGTCTGAAAACGAAGGCCTACCAGGACGTGGCCGACGTCTGGACCATCGGTTACGGCCATACCAGCGCCGCCGGCGCGCCGGTGGTAAAGCCGGGCATGGTAATCACCGAGACACGCGCCGAAGAGATCCTGCGCGCCGATCTCGCCACGTTCGANCATACCAGCGCCGCCGGCGCGCCGGTGGTAAAGCCGGGCATGGTAATCACCGAGACACGCGCCGAAGAGATCCTGCGCGCCGATCTCGCCACGTTCGAAGAGCGCGTTTCGCGCCTCGTCAAGGTGCCGCTGACGGATAACCAGTACGCCGTGCTCGTATCGTTCGACTTCAACACTGGCGGGCTCGGCAAGTCGACGCTGCTGAAGAAGCTTAACAAGGGCGACTATGACGCCGTCCCGGCGGAGTTGATGAAGTGGGTCTATGCCGGCAAGAAGCGCATTGAAGGGTTGGTCAACCGCCGTTCGGCCGAGGTGGGGCTTTGGGCCAAGGGTGCGTTTGTCTCGACCAACACGCAGCCGGCCGCAGCGAAAGCGCCGGAAGTTGTGACGAAGGAAAACGTCAGCTGGGCCGCCGGCATTCTCTCAACTGTCGCCTTTGCCTTCACCGGCAATGGTCCGCTGCAGTGGGCATTAGCCGGGATCCTCGTCGTAGCCTTCGCGATCGGGGCGTTTCTCTTCATTCGCAAGCGGCTCGATCCGGCATGATCCCCTGGCCGAAGATCCTCGGCGGCGCGCTCGTGCTCGCCGCCATCACCTGGGCCGTCCTTGAGATCCGCGAGGACGGCGCCCGATCAATCACCAACGCATTCGAGAGGCAAAACAATGCGGCGGCACATTCCGCGGGCGATGCTCGCTCTGACTATGACACTTGCCCTGACGGCCTGTGGGACTTCGCAGCCAGCAAGTGTCGACGGCCTGCGGCGGGTCGTCGGAACTGACCTGGTCGGCGCGCGAGGGGCGACGCCGGCGGATCAGCGAAAGATAGACCGGACTGTTGTCGGCCTTTGCGCCGGCGGCGTTTGGACAAAGGCGGAATGTGTGCGGCATGGGGAAGGGCGCTAGATGGCACCTGCGGATATTGATGCATCAGTGCATAGGCAGCTCGGCGAGCTGGTCGCGGGCATGCGTGGCCTGCAGGACTCGATCAAGCGGCTAGAAGATGGCGCGATGCGGGCAGAGGACAAGGCGGCAGCTAGTCGCGCCGGTGTCCACAGTCGCATGGATCAGTTGGTCGACCGGGTCGGCGATGTCGAGGCGTCAGTGGCGTCGATCGGCGCGGACGTCGCTGAAATGAAGCCGGTCACGGATGATGTGAAGCGCTGGAAGCTGATGGGCATTGGCGCGCTTGGTGTGACCGGAATTGCGGCCATGGCGCTTGGCGTCAGCTTCGCCGAAGCGATCCGGCGCATCGTGTTCGTTATCATTGGCAAGGTCTGAAAAAGGGAGCGGCCCCTGGGGAAGGGGCCGCGAGAGTTGGACAACGGCTGCGGGGGGACTGCCAGTTGCCCATGGGGTGCGAACAAAACGCCGGCGTCGATAAATTGTTCCGTCCGCGCAACCCAAAAACGAGATGACACCCTAATCACGCTGTGCCTTAAATCAGCGATGGCTAAGGCACCTCCTAAGGGCAAGCGCCCGAAACAGTTGCTCCTCGAAGAAGACGCTGTGCTGCGCGGGCAGCCGAAGGGGCCGCGCGACCCTAACCAGCCGCGCCTGCCTTTCGATCCCATGCCTGATCGCGTCGAGCCTTGTCTGGCGCTCCTAGCCAAGAGAGTACCGGCTGCTGGCGACTGGTCATTCGAAATCAAGTGGGACGGCTACCGCCTGGCGGTCCATATCGAGGCAAGCCGCGTGCGGATCCTGACGCGCGGCGGCCATGACTGGACGCACCGTTTCCCGGCGATTGAGGCGGCGGCGAAGGTTCTTGGGCCGACAACCATGATTCTCGACGGCGAGGCGGTCGTGCTCGACGAGGCCGGGCGTTCGAACTTCGGCATGCTTCAAGCGGCATTGGGCGGCCGAGGGGGCAAGCGCGAAGCCGATGAGGCGCGGTTCTATGCCTTCGACCTTCTCTACTTCGACGGTCACGACCTGCGCGGCATGGAACAGCGGGAGCGCCGGGCGATGCTAGAGGATGCAATTGACGAGGGCGGCACGGTTATTCGATTGTCAGAAGAGATTGAAGGCGAGGGTGCGGCGATTCTGGCGCATGCCTGCAAGTTGGGCCTTGAAGGTATTATCGCCAAGGACAGGCGGGGGCCGTACCGTTCCGGCCGGCTCGGTGATTGGCTCAAACTGAAATGCATCCAGAGCGACGGCTTTATCGTCGTTGGGTTCGAACCTTCAACAAAAGTGACCGGTGCGATTTCGCGGCTGTTGCTGGGGGCGAGGCGAGGCGACGAACTGGTCTATGTCGGCGGCGTCGGCACAGGCTTTACCGACAAGATGGCGCGCGACCTGCGCAAGCAGCTGTCGGCCATACCGGCGAAGGTGCCGCCGGTCTCGCTCAAGCGGAAGAACGCCGTGTTCTGCGAGCCAGCGTTCGTCGCCGAAGTCACCTATACGGAGATCACCAGCGACAGGAAGCTACGGCATCCATCGTTCAAGGGGCTGCGCGAGTTGGCTGACAACGCCGACGTCTTCGACCTCGGCGAATAGCCTCTGCGCGACGACGACCAGCTTCGCAGTCATCCCTGAACCGGGCGCTCGCCGGCAGCCGGCGCCTGTACTCGAACCTCGACATTCTTGCGGCCGCACTTGCTGCATTTCACGTGACCCCGAACATAGATCGGATGATCCCGCCCGAGCTTCTTCGCGAACGGCTCGATGCCGCTGATGCCGCCGCGTTGGCAATCCAGGCACCAGAGATTGAATCGATAGCCGTCATCCAGCAGTTTGCCGAGCGTGTCGATTATGACGGTCTGTTTCCCAGACATGCGCTTTCCTCCTCGATCGAGGCTTCAATAAACCGCATGTCGTGAAAGGCGCCCGCCTAGCGCCTGATGTTCTAGCTATGTTCGCAGCGTGTCCGTGTCAATGCGGGCCCGGCGATGCTCGAAGAATTGGCCGGAGGGTTTTCCCTCCGGCCCTTGGCTGCCCGGCCACGGGTGGTCGCAGCCGCGAGGCTGCAACGGCGGGTGCTGATTGGCGTCGTACCCCGCCCGGCAATCATCTCGGATCATTGCCACACCCGCTGCCTGCGCAGGCGCTCGGCGGTGTGCCAGAAAAAATGGTCCTCGACAATGCAAGATAGTTTTCAGTTCACGGGCGTTCGCCCTGTGTCCCCGCCGGCGGCTTACCTCGGCGGCAAAAAGCAACTCGCGGCGCGCATCGCCTCGATGCTCGAACAGATCCCGCATAACCTCTATGCCGAGCCCTTTGTCGGCATGGGTGGCGTCTTCCTGCGACGATCGCTCATTCCGAAGGCGGAGGTCATCAATGATCGTTCCGGCGACGTCATCACCCTGTTTCGAATCCTGCAGCGGCACTATCCGCAGTTTATGGAAGTGATGAAGTTTCAGCTTTCGTCGCGTCGTGAGTTCGAACGACTGGCGGCGACCGATCCTTCGACGTTGACGGATCTCGAACGCGCTGCGCGTTTTCTCTATCTGCAGCGCCTCGCGTTTGGTGGCAAGATTGCGGGTCGATCCTTCGGCGTCGATACCACCGGCTCGGCCCGTTTCAACATCGGCCGGCTCGGCGTCATCCTCGAAGAGGTTCACGAGCGACTTAGTGGCGTGGTCATCGAGAACCTGGATTGGCGAGATTTCATCGATCGCTACGATCGACCTGGCGCGCTCTTCTACCTCGATCCGCCGTATTTCGGGAACGAAAGCGATTACGGGAAGGGTGCCTTCACGCGAGATCGGTTCACCGAGATGGCCGAGCACCTGGCGACGATCAAGGGGCGGTTCATGATCTCGCTCAATGATAAGCCGGAAGTCCGTGAGATCTTTGCGGCGTTCCCAATTGCGCGGGTTGATCTGACTTACACCGTTGCCGGCGGCGGTGGGAAGGATGTTGGGGAGGTTCTAATACTGGACGGGAAAGAGCCCGGTGTCGCAAACATGCCTCAACCGTAAGCACCGCCACCGCCAGAGCGGAAGAGCTGTGGACGGCCTGCGCCGAAAAGTGAATTAGCGGGGCAGGCCGAAGTACGAGGCCTCTAGCGTTCTGTTCTCGCCTGGGTATAGTCGAGCACAATTTTAGATAGCGAAATCGAGAGAA